CTCCAACAGGCTTAGACACAAACCGCTTGTCTTTGTTACTAAGAACGTGAGCAATAGCCTCATCGTACTTCTTGTATTTGATCATCGGAATAGTTGGGATACCAGCTCTCTCAAAGATAGCCGTACCATATTCTCGATCTTGTTCCCAACGCTGACCTTCAACGTTACACCCAAAAATAGGGTAGCCCTTCTGACGATAAGGCTCCAACTTCTTAATGAACATTGTGTTGTCAGTAATGAAGATTAGATCAGCCCAATTCATGTGGGCTTCCCAATCGTTCACACGCTCAATCATTCCGTCGCCATTCTCACAGCGAGTACCGTCTTTGTTGTTACGAACATAGGCACGGACTTGATGACCAGCGTGCTTAGCACGGGTGGCAATGTCCAAGCACAGACCAAACTGATCAATGATTAAAAGTTTCATGGTGTGTATGTTCCTTCACGACGCTTCTTCTCTCGCGTCTTACGATTACGTTCACGGTATTCTTCAGCTCGTTTAGCAGCAGCCAATTGTTTTTCAGTCTTGTACTGTACGTCTACTTGACGAGCAAGCCAAGCCTCACCACCACTGCTAGCAAGAGAACTAGCTTGAGGAATCTTCTTGACCCCATAAGCACCAATGTCAGAAGCAATGTCTCCAGCAGGATCTTCTGGGTGATATACAGGCTTGCCAGTAAACAAGTTCTTGTTCAGACCCAACTCAATAGACATCAACAACATTGGGTTGAAAGTAAAGACTGGGTAGATCAGGTAGCTAGCATCTTTCTTACCAGCAGCAACTTCACTAGCAGCATGTAACAAGTGGTAAGGACCAGCACGACGCATAGTCGCACCCTCACCAAACACGCTTTGAGCAATAGCATCCATCACAGGATAGATCACATAGCTAGCAGCAGCAATAGCAAGCACAGTGTCTAGACCAGCTTTAAAGTGTTCACGCCCTTCAGCACTCTTGAGATTCTTAGGATTAAGATCTCTAGCAGTCTCAAGCAAAGACTTCACCATACCGTAGTGATAGCGAGAGAACATTGCTACGTTAGGATTCTGAAGAGTCTTCGACAGCATACGGCTACCCATAATCTCCGATGGCATTCGGTAATTGGGCATGTGTCGTTCTACTTCTTTGATAGCATCTTTAAGCTCTAATGGTTGGCCTTTCTTTTCAGCTCTAGCCATAGTCTCACGGATCAACTGAACGTACATGGTGTCTCGGGTAAACCACATAGCTTGTTGAGATTTCTTAGACAAGCCGTTGTACAAGTCTCCAACTGTAGTACCAGCTTTCTTGGCAATCTCTTTCATGGTTCTGTTTAGTTCAGGACTCTTAGCCATCTCTTGAGAGGCGCTATTAAGCATCTCATCAAAGTAATGGTTACGAGGATCAGCACCAAGGATAGAACCACCTTCACGCATGATGTCTCGGTAGAACTGAGACTGTTGGCCCACATCTCTCCAAGCCTGTTTGTAACTAGTAACAAAATCCACCACACGCATTGGGTTAACCCAGCCAGTTAGACCACGAGCGTTATACAAGTGCCACACTTCGTTAAACATATGTGGGATAGGGTTCAACATCAAGTTCTTAACGATCTGGTTGCTAAGCTTCATCCACGTATTGTTGTCCCAAACCTTAGCAAAGTCTTCAATGATTGCTGCTGTTTTGGGATCAAAGTGCCAGCCACGTAGCTGAGGAACCTTGTCGATGTTGTCAGGCTGCCTCCAGCCTTTAGGAACGTCTTTAAGAGGAGTGTCAGGAGACACACCAACTTGTTTAAACAGGTCAGACTTCTGAAGGTTAGCCAACAACTCAGCATCACGAACCATCTTACGCAGGCCCATGTTAGCCATACGAGCAGAGAACTCTGCATCATGGATATAACGGTAGGGACTATGTTGTTCGATGTCGTGTACCTTACCGTCCATAAGAGTGTGTTCAACACCCTTACTAGTCCACTTATCACCTACACCAAAGTCCAGACTGTCTACATGACCAATCTGTTTCTTAGTACCGTCTTTCCATTCCCAAATCTCAGTACCCTTCTTGACTTGCTTAAAGGTTCCGTCTTTCATAGGAACAGAAGCGTCTTTAGGTTGACGATGGATCTCGATTACACGACCATCACTAAGCTGATAGACCTTACGTTCCATTGCAGCTGAAGCTTCTTCTGCCATCTTCTCACCCATAGGTGTGTTGTTAGAGAAGAACTCTTTAACCATACGCATCCAATTGCTTTCAGGATCACGAGGAGCAAACAGACGGTGACGAGACTGGGATTCAGAGTAGTTACGACCGACATCAAGACCTAGAGCACGAGCTTTGTCTAGCAAAGCTTTGTTCTCTTTGTCCAAAGGACCAAGGATAGCTTCAAGCTTAGCTTGCTCTTCTGGAGACAGTTCAATTTCTCCTTCACGGAACTTAAACCAAGCTTCACGTTGAGCAGCTGTTACACCATTGTCTGTGTTCTCTTTATAAGCAGTAACGTGTTCAGACAAGTCTTTAGTCTGGAAGGTATTAACCTTATGCAGAGCATCAGCAAGCTCTTCATTGTTATTAGGAACAGGAATGACCTGCTCTTTCTGATTGAGTTTCCAATCCTGAAAGAACTTGGTAGCTGCTTCTTCACCATAGCGGTGATAGATCTCAGCTCCGTACCGAGTCATCTCTTCTTTAGAGACGAAGGTACGTGGATCAAGACCCTCAACAAACTTAGGAATGTCTTCCTCAGACTTAACAGTCGTAGGCTCCGTAACAACACGAGATGTCTCTGTCATGTCAGGAGTAGTTTCTCTACCAGCAGAGAGTTTGTTTTGAAGATCAAACATCTCTTTACGAGCAGCACCTAAAGCACGTAGGTCAGCATCACCACCAGCATGGTCACCTTTGTCGTACTTGTCTTTCCAAGATTTGTCTAGACGACGTACTTCAGCAGCTAAGTTTTTAAGACGTTGTTGCTCTTCAGCATTGATGCCAGGAGCTTCTTCTTTAGTAGGCTGTGGTTGTGATTTCTTCTCTTCGATTGCTTTTAAAGCTGCTTGGTTAGTCTGGTTTTCGTATTCAGGTTTAGACTGGCCTTCGGCTCTAGGCGTTTTGGTGTGCTCAACTTCATGCTGAACAACAAAGTCCACCCACTCTTGAGGAGTCTTAAAAGCGTCTTCAGGTAAAGGGTCAACACCTTCTACCTTTGGTTGTGTCCAAGGCTTCTCATGGAACTGTTGGTACAACGTATCTACGTCAACAACAACTTCTTTAACAGAGCCGTCAGGATTCCTACGAGTAGTAGCACCAATAGGCCTACCGTCAGGACGAGTCTTTTCTGTAGAGCCATGTGTAATAGCTACGCCATCTACTTCATTAGGAACAGAAGGAAGATCAAATCGTTTATCACCAGCAGTACGCAAGTCACCACTGTGTAGACCCTCATCAGGAACAGACAACTCTTGATCAGGTTTAATCTGACCAGTCTTGATAGCTCGATCTAAAGCTTCTTGTCGTGTTAAGAAGTTACCACGATCATCCAAGAATCCTTGTTCATGTGTGTCAGCAGTTTCAGTCTTACGGGCTTCAATATGTTTTGGGCCCATACGTTCAATGTCAGTAGGATCAGACTTAGAACGAATAGCAGTCTCAACAACATGAGACTTGGAGTCTTCTTCTGCTTTGATTTTCTTGACTTCATCTAGCCAAGCTTGTTGTTCTTCTTTGCTAGCCCCCTCTGGAGGCTTAGGAGGAAGTTCAGTAGTAGGTTTGGTACTAGTAACAAGTCCCTTAACACCCTTACCAACAGCTTCGCCAACACCATGAGCTGCACGACCAACGACGTTAGCTCCAGGCAATGCTGCACCAGCAGCTGCTTGTACAGCTACTTGTGTAGGATCAACTTTTCCTTCAGTGGCATATTGTTCGGCAGCAGACATACCGCCCATCAAAGTACCGCTAACACCTCGTTGAACAATGGGCTTAGTCCAGACTTTACCTGCCACTTCAGCAGCAGTCTTAGGACTACTGCCAACAAGACCTCCAGCAGTAGAACCTACAAATGCAGCAGTTGGGTGTGCTTGTTGTGAGGCTTTCCATTTGGCATAGCCTTCTGGATCAACAACAGAACTTAAACGATCAACAGCCCAATCAACAGCACCAGCTCCAATCATGCCGCCAATTAAAGCTCCACCGAACTCAATAGCGCCAGCAACAATAGGAGCAGCAGGAGCAGCTACACCAGTAGCAGCAACAGCTCCACCAGCAATAGCAGCAGGCTCAGCAGCTAAAGCAGCACCTGTTCCAGCACCAGCCCAAAAGCCAATGCCACCGGGAACACTACGAGCAAATGCTTCACCACCAGTACGAGCAGCAGAGTAGCCTGCATCACCAGTAGGAGTAGGCTTCTGTTGAACGTTACTAGTAACAGTCTTAGACGGAGTGGTAGGAGCTTTATCAAAAGCATCGAATGGGTTACCACCTTTTTTAGAGGGGGCATCAAATTGATCAAAGGGATTAGCCATGTATTACTTTCCCATTTCGTCTTGCTTAGCCCACTCCTCTTTAGTCATCCCACCTCTATTGGTAGGCGTATACACCCAGTTACCACGAGTACCTTTTGTACGAGTGTATTTACGGGTATCTTTTGCTTCCAATCCCTCTGGTAAGTAACCGTATTTTTCTTTAAAGAACTTTTTGTTCTCTTCAGTGGGGTTGTTTTTTAAGTAGCTAGTAGCTTCAAAAGGAGCTTGTGTACCTTTATCTTCGGTAGTAGCAGCTGGAGTAGTGGAAACAGCAGGGGCTGCCTTGCCAGTCTTGTCATCTTTTGATGGCTCATTTTCAACCTTGGTTGGTTCAACATAACCTAGAAGCTCTAGACGATCTTTAAGGTTTGTGATGATTTCTTTTTTACCAGCAAAGTTAGGAGCACTAGCAGCTAGCTCAAGCTCTTTTTTAGTCTGATCAATATCAAACTTGTTGAGAGCAGCTTTAGCACTGCTTAGTGCCGTATCTTCTTTACCAGTAAAGAAGGTAGCTTTGTCACGAGTAGCTTGTGCTGCATCAACTTTTTCTTGAAGCTTCTCACGATTCTTTTTGCTAGAGTTTTCTAGAGCTTGTCTACGCTGTTCGTATCTATTCCAGTTAGTCGAATCTTCTTTAGAGTCTCCACCAACAAGTTTACGTTCCATAGCAGCTCTATCATGAGCAGCAGCAACACGCTCTACAGACTCACGAATCATTGCTTGACGTTCGTAGTCTTGGTACTTTAACTGCATAGCCAACTGGCCTTTAGCATTGAGCATCAGATTCTTAGCAGCCTCTTTCTTCTGTGCCCCATCCATCTTGTTCCAGTTCTCTTCACCAATCTTATCCACAAGAGCTTTTTGTTGTTCTTGAGGAAGACGTTTAAAGAATGAATCAACTTGATCGTTAGGCAAAGAAGAGATCACGCCATACGCATTGCCTACTTGTTGAGCATCAGCATCAAGTTTCTTGATACGATTAGCAACATCTTTAGCATCAGTGGCCTCAGCAGCAGAAAGAAGTTTAGACCCTTCTTCAACCTTGCCAGCTTCCATATATACAGTAGCTAGCTTACGTTGTTTATCAGAATCACTAGCAGCAACAAAGTCGGGGCTACGAACAAGAGCTTCAGCTTTAGTTCTTATGTTGGCATCAGCTTTGATACCAGCCTCAAGCACCATATTAGAAAGCTTAGTACGCTCTGTATTAGCAATAACCTGTTCAGCTTGAGCTTTACCAGTCTGCTCTGCAAGAGGAGCAGCACCCATGTTTTGCATGAGCTTAAGAGCTGCATCACTGCCAGCAGCTACGTCTGTCATTAAGAAAGCCATACTGTCTCCTTACCAGACCAAACCAAAGTCACCAGTGTTTGCTAGACCAGCATACTGAGTAGCACTATAAGAACGATCAAGAGCAGTACCTGTCCAGCCTTCTGTATAACCACCAGTGTTAATGGCTGTGTTAGTAGAGAAGCCTTTAAGACCTGTAGCAAGAGCACCAAGACCTTGAGCAACACCTTGTTGGTTAGCAGCGTTAACGTTAGCTCCTAGAGCAGCAGCACTATAGGGGTTGTTTGTTGCACCAGAAGCTGTAGAAAGACGGTTGAGGTAGTCAGTCATAAAGCCATAGTAGCCTTGCTCACCAACACCCTGAAGAGAAGCTAATGTTGCTCCAGAAATGTTTTGTCCAGAAGCAGCAGCAGTTCTACGAGTTGCTTGTAGAGCAGGGTCCATCACACCTGTTTGGAAGGCTGTATACCCAGGCATCTTAGTTACATCAGTTACGCCACCTTTGAGAGCTGCACTGTAATCAGCAGCAGCTTGAGATCGGTATGCAGCATAGGGATCAGCAGCAGCTTGAGCACCACTAGGAGAGGAATAGCTGCCTCCACCTGCACTTCCACCGCCACCACCGATACCCAAGGCATCAGTGATAGCTCCACCTGTCAGGGAGTTAACCCCAGAAGCAATAGTAACAACAGAAGCTACGCCACCCATGTGACTCTCCTTTACAGCATTTTTGAATGTAATTTCTCAAAGAAGGTGTAGCCTAGATACTCAAACAATCTTGAGTTGTCTTGATGCACCTTCGTTCCTAGTATCACTCTATTGACACCAAGCGACTTTAAGTATTCTTCGGCATACTTAAAGAGCCTGATACCAGTCCTACCTTTACGTTCTTCTTTCTTAAGGTAGTACAAGTCTTCCATAGCAACTAGCATTGTTCGGTAGTGGAGGTTATAGTGCAACAAGAAAAAGATGTAGCCTATTAGCTCTTCGTCTTTACGACAAGTCACTACCTTCAATGTTCCTTCTCTACCCAACTTGGAATAGAGTTCCCAATTGGGATCTAAGGGATAGCCGTTCTTAGTAACACTCAGCTCATCATAGTGTGCTTGTAAGTGAGGAACAATTTCTTCAATACAGTCAGCATACTCTTCGACCTGATATGTAATCACAGCTATCTCCTTCGGTTCATGCTAGCACCAACGTTCTGTGCTTGATCCATCTCTCCGATGTCAAACTCTATCTCTGCGGCTTGTAGCCTGATTGGAACGTTGTCTGTACACAAGAATTGCCAAGCCCGTCTACGATCAGCACCACAAGAATATATCTGAGATCTAGTGGCATTGAGGTTTACAGACCTAGCTGTTGACCACGTATTGTAGTCATTACCTGTATGGGATACCAGCATTGTGCCGTTAGTTTTATCCCCAACAATTTCTAGACGACCGTAGAACTTACGCTTGGTAGTTCCATTGTCTTCTATCTTGGTAACAACTCGGTAATAGATAGGTTGACCGTTGTCTTGGTACGTACTAGAGCTGAACTGATACAAGGTAGCTGTGTCGTCATCTAGGACGTAAGAGCTACCATTCAATTGGGCATAGAACGTAGGACGGAAATAAGACTCTTGGTATGTGCCTGCGTTAGGCTGACCAGTAGACATCATTGCATATTGAGTCCAGCTGTACCATTCCTTAGTAGTCAAGTCATAAACCAGAGTCTGATTTAAATCATGCAAAGTAAGGATGTAAAACAGATGTCCAGAATAGTTGTAGCAATAGGCTGTCACTTGGGACATATTGCTAGCTTGTAGGTGTCGATCAATGTTGTCTGTAGATACTCGGTGAGGAATCACACCGTCCATAAGGTATACAGAACGACCTAAAGCTTGGCTGTTACCAACCCAGATTACCGTGTTACTAGTGCTAACAACACTGTCGCCATTAGCACAGCCGTACTCAGACGTATAACTATCAGCGATGTTCAAAGGAGAGCCTACAGCATTGCCAGCATCGTAATACATCTGGATACTCTTAGAACCAAAGGCTACTAAGTAGTTCAAGTGCTTAGAGATAGCTACTAAGTTATCTGAAGTCTGTTCAAAGGAAATGTATCCCAATGGATCCCAAGTAGTTGGGTCACCCAGGTTGCTGTTCCAAATCTTGTTAGAGGTGTCTCCAACAAAAACATATCCATCAATGTAGACAGCACCACAAACAAAAGGACCAGAAGGAAAGTTACTCAAAGAAGCAACAAGTACAGCTCCAGAACCGTTGTCAGAAAACGTTAAGGTTCCAGACACTGCTCCAGCATTTAAGACTGTCAAGGTAATAGTAGTACCGTTAACAGCTTGCACTTGAGCGTTAGTCCCAATGCCTGTGCCCGTAACGTACATACCAGAATAAAGTCCTGTAGCACTGGATACAGTTACAGTATATGTATTGTATGTTCCTGTGCCAGTAGGGGTCTTAGTAGCTGGTTGGTTGATAGTCACAGTAGGAGCACCTGTGTACCCTGTACCACCGTTAGTCATAGAGATGCTACTGAAAGCACCACCAATGCTTGTGCTCCAATTAACAGTCCCAGTAGCAGTTGTACCAGATCCAGGAGCACTGAAAGTAATTGTTGTGCCAGTGCTGTAGCTAGCACCAGCAACAACAACCTCCACAGAAGACACCTTAGTGTTATCCAAGGCACTTAAAGTTCCAGATTGGTTGACCGAATACCCGTTAGTCTTGTTGTGAAAGAACAAAGAAGTATCAAGCAACGACTTAGCAAAGTAACACTGGTTACTTGCAGAAGACGTAGTACCCAACGTAGTTGTAGCGTAGCTGCTAGCAGGATTGATCTGGTACACCGTGTTATTAATAACAGTAACAAGCTTGTTGTTAAAGTCAGTAATGCCTTGAGCTTGTAAATAAGCTGGCGGTGTTACAGGGGTAATCTGTTTAACAGCAACTAGTCCCGGACGTTTAACTGCTTCAGGAGACTCACCTCTTGTTTCAAAGAAACAGTTAGCAGAGTAGCCGTCAGTAGCAAACGTACCGTTACGAGATCCAACAGGTTGCGTAAGCGGGATTCGTTCAATTGGCATAGGACTTACCTAGAGTAAGCACTAGATCCAGAGAACCGATAGTCCATCTGGAAGTAAGTGCTAGAAGCTTCTGTATCCCAGTTCTCCAGAGTCTCTCTGTATGACCGTGCTCTGGTAGCAATCTCTTGACGATGGTTCATAGGAACACCATATTCAATAGACAGCTGATCAGCCAAGTTCCACACAAGACAGTTCATCCACTCATTAGGAAAGTCAGGGATGTCTGTACCACTAGAGATGTCGTTGAGAGGCATCTGAGCAATCAAATGCAGTTCAGTATTAGTAGCTGTGCTTGCATCAGGAGTCAGATACACATACAAGACACCGTAGGTAGTCTTGGGATCGTAGAACACTGTATTGGTACTACCAGTAGAGAATTTAGATCCAAGCATGTTGTATTCTTGTTTAGAAACAACCATCAATGGAACATCAATGTCTGGAGTAGCTTGAGTGTTTCTGTAGAACCCTTGAACTACCTTAAGAGGCTTGTCTGTGATAGCAGTACTGGGAGCTAAAGAATCGTACATAGTCACAGAGCTAGAACCACCCAAGATGTATTGAGTGGTGTTAGCTACGATAGGCACGATCAGTTCAGACACCTTCCACAGCTTCAGACCTTCTGTACTAAGTTGTTTAATAAGAAGGTTAAGAGCCATGCTAGCATTAGAGATTGTGGAGGCATCAGGTGTGTCTCCAATCTCCAGCATCCCTAGCTTACGTAAAGCTAAAGAGATGATCTGGTCACGAGTGACTGTGTAGCTTGAAGACATAATTATTCAACCTTGGGCCAGTTTGTAGTAGCCAAAACCTCAATCAGAGCAGACACATCAGCTGCTTCGTTAATAGCAGTCTCTACTCGCGCACATTCATCAATAACCGCTGTACGGTAGTCTTCATAGATGTGGCTCATGCCAACACCACGGGACAACTGGCGCAGCACCATCCAGTCAGTTGGGGCCAACAGTTTGTTGGCTGTATCCTTGAGTTGAGCCACCAACTGTGACTTCAGACCTTTGGACACCAGCTGAACGCCGTTAGCGTCGAGCACTGGGTTGTTGTCCTGATCTACCTGCGGCACATCTTCCAATGCCTTGGGGTTGCCTAGACCCCAGTAGAAACGATCATCGTATGGCACGGGATCATCTACCTCAGTGATGCCAATGGCCTGCTTCTCTTCGAGTGATGCAAGGCGAAGCCAGTTGGCCGGGTACTGAATGTCGCCAGTGGTGAACGGCGTGTCGAGCGCCAGTGGTTGTCCGTTGAGCATGAACATGGTTGTCTACCTCGCAAGGGAGTATTTGAAGGGGTTTTCGGCAAAGGCCGCGAAGATGTATGTGTTCGCGCCATTGGTCTGGTTCGGCGAGTACCTAGGCTTGAAGCCGTTGGACAAAATGTCGAAGTCAGCATTGATAGTATTGTCTTCGGCGCTAGACACTTCAGCTTGCAGCATAGATCGGTTGATGTTGTAGCTCTCACGCGCTGTATCAAAGATTGCCCAACCGTATGTGGCAGAACCACCCGTTGAAATCGACTTGACCATGACCCATCGGGGCCTGAAACCACAATACACAAAAGGCCCGTCACTTGTGTTCGTGCCCGTGTAGCTGCCGAACTTGCTGAAGCCTGCGACTTCGGAGAATAGGTAGGCGACCATGTTGTTCGTATTACCGTTGACATCCCCGCTAGTTCCGACAGAAAACACAGAAGAAGTTGGCGCGGTGTTATTCCAAATTGTTGGGTATGAACCAGCAGCAGCAGTGTCATCCCAACGGACTGCTTTTGTGGCCCCAAGAGAAGCGTGATAATTCCACCAACTACCACCAGCAGTACGATTTCTTACAATAATCCATGATGGTTGAACGCCAAGGCTATGAGCAATTGTGCGGTTCGATCCGTTGCCCGTATAGGTCACGATGTCAAAGCCTGGGGTCGCGCCTTTTTTCCATTGCCAGCCGACGTATGTGGACGTATTGGTGTTTAATTTAGCTAAAGACCCTACAGTAAAACCACTACTGTTAAAAGCAGTTAAACCTGTTGCTTGGGTAGTCTCTGCCGCTGTGGAATTACTTACTAAATCCAACGTAGTTCCACGGACTGCATCATATAAAGCATGATCGGTTGCTCCGCTTCGTCCTTTTATCCAGACTAAATCAGGTTGCATT